TTTATGCGTTCATTATGCGTTCATTATGCGTTCATTATGCGTTCATTATGCGTTCATTATGCGTTCATTATGCGTTCATTATGCGTTCATTATGCGTTCATTATGCGTTCAAAGTGCGTTCAAAATGCGTTCAAAATGCGTTCAAAATGCGTTCAAAATGCGTTCAAAATGCGTTCAAAGTGCATTTAACTGTATTGGGTCGTTACAAAATAAGATTTAAATCTCTTTTTGGAATGGTGCATCTAGTGTATTTTTGAAAAATCATATTATCACTAATTGAATCTGTTAATTTAATTGTTAATGTAGATTTTTCTAAAGATGATGTTTTTTTATTGTAATTTACAACTCGTATAGAAATATCAAAATTAAATAATTTTATATAATTCTTTTTATCACGATATTTATCATTTGAAATTAATACACAATTATTTTTTTTTTGTAAAATATAAAAAAAATATTGGCATAAAAAATCATCCTTGTTTTTATCAAGAATGACATTATCATATTTATCTTCAATAATAATAAATTTCATATTAAATTCTGAATGAGTTTTCATTATATTATCCAAAATATTTTCATAATCATTCAACTTTTTCATTACAAAATAAAACGTACTTGTTTTTTTAATTTGCACGTAATCAATATATTTTGAAAAAAACAATTTGAAAAAATCATATGTATCTTGTTCCTTGTTACAATGTTTTACGGAATGAAAATCAATATTGTCTTTTTTATACTTTATTTCTCTAAAATCTGAAAAAATGTTTAAAAAATCAACAATGTAAACATTTGATTTATAATTGTTAGCGATAATTGTGTTCATTGTAATTAATTATTTTATCTTTTTATCTTTTTATCTTTTATCTTTTATCTTTTATCTTTTATCTTTTTAAATTCGATTTTTTTATAATATACGCGATTATTCGTCTTTACGAGTTTTTAAAAAATACGAAAACAATTGACTATAATAACTATTGTTGTTGTTGTCGTTGTTGTCGTTGTTGTCGTTGTTGTTGTTGTTGTTGTCGTTATTTACATTGTCATTTTTTAAATTTTTTAAATAATTGAAGATAACTATAGACATTACTCGTACACTGGGTAAATTATGATATTCTTGACCTATATAAATACCAGATAATAATAGTAATATTGAATAAAACATATTTTGTAAGTAAAAGTACTGGTAATTTTAAATTAAAAGTAATTTGTTTAAATTAAAAGTAATTTGTTTAATTTAAAATGTACAACTATTTCTTTTTTTATTTGATTTAAATAAATTGATTCCGTCGTGTAAATCTGACCATTTTAATATATAATTTTTTTTAATTATTATATATTTCATTTTCAACCATCTTGCTTCTAAACAATGATACCAATTGTCATCAAATACAATTGTATTTTCAGATTGTATGTTTAATTTTTGTATAATATGTTTATACATGTGTGTTTTTGTATTTGATTTGTATTTTTGATGTTCTTTTTCATTTACAAATTCGTCATCGAATTTCCCACATTCTATTATATCAAAAAAATGATAAATACCATATAAAACTAAATCTAACTTTGCCATTTTATTTAAACTTGCTAATGCTATTTTTATTTTATTGTTTTTTAATAATTGAAGAATATCTACAATATGATTATCTATAGTATCTTGTTGTCGTCGTCTTAATGTATCGTCTAAATCAAATATTACTAATTTGCAAGTTTGTGGTATAACAATATGATTAATATCAAGTGTAAATATATTGTTCATTGGTAAATTATCAAGTGTAGGTAAATTATCAAGTGTAGGTAAATTATCAAGTGTAGGTAAATTATCAAGTGTAGATAAATTATCAAGTGTAGGTAAATTATCAAGTGTAGATAAATTGATCATTTTAAATAAATTGTTCATTTGTATATTATATAAAATAAGCTTTAAATAAATTTACACATTCCTTGTTTATTTTATCATTTTTAAAATATTATTGAGATCATTTCTCCAAAGGTCTCGTTCTGTCTTATTCTGCAAATCGTTTAATTCGCGTTGTTTAGTATCTCTGTGATTTTCTAATTCTCGAATCTTTTCAAGTGAAAGAGAAATCAAAGGCATTCTTACAAGATAGTCAAAAGATTTTTCTTTACTATTTTCATTTTCAGAATGTATATCACAAGTCAATTTTGGATAATCTCGTTCTTCTAAAAGGGATATAATGTAATCACGTGTTTTACGATTAATATCCAATTCACCATTAATGTATTCGTTAATAAAACGTATTTTTGAGTTTAATAAGGTTAATTCATTTGTTAAAATTTTAACAAGATATACTTTCCTAGATTCATAAAATTCTAATCGAATATCATAAAAATCTAGTAAAATATCATTTGCATTCTTGTATTTTGTCAAAATTAAATTATCACTAAACAAATACATATTATTTGTACCAAAACTTTTTGTTAATTTTAATTGTTTCTCCAAAGTTCCAGTTTTAATCAAATTGTCAAGATCATTTTGTGAACGGAATTCTACAATAAAACAAATATCATTGTTTTCATCACGTGTTTTGTTTTGTACATCCTTTAATTGAAGTGTTTTCCGTTTTGTTGTTGTCTTTTTATCAGATTTTGTTTTTGAATTTGTTTTTGAATTTGTATTTGTATTTGATTCAATCATTGATTCTAAAAATTCTTTATACGTAGTTACCCAGCAACCAACAGGTAATTCTGTAACTTTAATTTGTGTATCTGATAATCTTTCCCATTTACCACGCGTAATATAAGATCCGGGTTCTGTTTCTTCTACAACACCATTAAAATTCTTAAAATATGGTTTCATTGGTAAAGGATCCTTTTCATCTAATACACGTAACAAATTTGCAACAATATCTTTGGGATCATAAGGGGGGATATAAGTTGAATATCCAGTACCAATACCTTCACAACCATTTACTAATACCATTGGTATAACCGGCATAAACCATTCTGGTTCAATTTGCATACCATCATCATTTAAATACTTTAATAACGCAGAATCACGTTTGTCAAAGATAAAATTAGTGATATCTGATAATTTTGTAAAGATATATCTCGGACTAGCAGCATCTTTGCCAGAAAGTAATCTTGATCCAAAATTTCCATCTGGATAAAGTAAATTCAAGTTATTAGATCCAACAAAGTCTTGAGCCATACTGACAATAGCCCCTTGCAAACTTACTTCACCGTGATGATAACCAGTTTCAGCTGATACATAACCAGATAATTGAGCAACTTTGATAACTTTGTTGATATTGTTTTTCAACATATAATGAATGATTTTTCTTTGACTTGGTTTTAATCCATCGCATAAACTTGGAATACTTCTCAAATTATCATAAATTGAGAAATGAATAAGTTCTTTGTGAATAAGATCTTGATAACTAACTCGTGACTCTTTAGTATCAATATAACTGTTTCTATCATATTGCGCTAACCAACGTTTACGTTTATCAGAACATTTCATATTTAATGTAATATTAGTTTCTGTGTCAGCCTTTGTTTCTTCATTTGATTCTGTCTCTTCTTTTGTTTCTGTCTCTTCTTTTGTTTCTGTCTCTTCTTTTGTTTCTGTCTCTTCTTTTGTTTCTGTGTCACCAATACTTGTTTTTGTTTTAACGTTTTTGTCTTTTTCAAAAGCAAGAATTATAGAATCGTCACAAACGTTGTCTTTGTGGTAATAATCAATGCGTAAACTATCAATTTTACGAAAGGTTTCTTGAGCATCTTCTTTCTTTGATGTTCCTAATCCCTTGAAATATTTAATTTGATAACCCTTTGTATTTGTAGTCGATTGCCATTTATGATAATCTTGTTCTGTATAAAATTCCAACACTTTTTGACCACGAATAGCTTTGACAATTGGTGTTCGTAAAGTTTGAATAAAATCAAGTTTAAGAAGTGAGGGCCACCAACAATGAAACAAATTTACTAAAAGTCCTTTGATATGCGACCCGTCTACGTCAGCATCTGTAAGAATCATTACTTTGCCATAACGCAAGTCGTGAGTGTCTTTATAATCAACTCCTTGTTTTAACCCAATAATTTGTTTAAGGTTATTAATTTCTTCATTGTTCATCAATTGAGATACAGTTGCATCTCTAATATTAAGCACTTTTCCCTTCATAGGAAATACCCCCCATCGATCTGGACCAACAATAGATCTACCCCAAAGTGCAAATGTCATTGCTGACAAACCTTCTGTAAGAATTAAAGTACATTGATCTGATTTAGCAGTTCCAGCCCAAAGTGCATCTTCTAATTTTGGAACATAAATCTTGTTCTTTTTTTTACCATCAGTTGTTTTTGCAAGATCCATTGTTTCTTTCATTTTACAAAATTCTATAATATCTTCGACAATAGGACTCTTCCATAATTTATCAATGAATTTATCAGAAACTTCAACTCTACAACCAAAATCTTTTACTTGCGTTGTCAATTGTTCCTTTGTTTGACTACTAAATTGAGGATTTATAATTGTCGAACGTAAAAATAAAAAGAAACGTTCTTTAATAATTGCTGGTTTAACATCTTTTAATTTCTTTTTTGTCTCTAATAATGTTTTGATTTTTGAAGTTATTTGGTATACAATATGATCAACGTGTTTACCACCTTGATAAGTAGAATTTCCATTGACAAATGACACTTGTTCATAATGATCACTTGGAACAACAATGTATTCCCAAACCAATTCATTTTTACCAACCCGTTGTGTAAAAGTATCATAATAAGATTTTACTTGGTCTTTTTCAAAGAAATAATTACTATAATCTACCAATCCTTTTCCGAGAAGACGTTCTCCATTTAAAAAAACATTAACTGTTTTGTTTGTACACGCAATACAATCATATACACGCTTATTAATTAATAATGTAGTGTCATTTTCTAAACCAGACATATGAAATCTAGCATAATCTGGTAAAAATGTAATTTTTGTATAACTTTTACCCGAAGCCTTCGTAACTTTAGGTTTACTCCGGATTTCCATATTTTCTGAAAATTCTTGAATAAATTTCAAACCTGTTTCTGAATCTATTGTTTCTACAACAAAACGTTTACTATAAATATTACATAATTTTACACCCAACCCATTAACACCAGCTCCAATACGTTGTTGTGAATCATCGTAATTACTACCAGATAATAAATGACCAAAAATAAGTTCTGGTACATATAAATTATGCTCTTTATGAACTACAATGGGTACACCACTACCATTATTTAATACGGAAATTTCACCAGTTGCAGTATCGTAATCAATTCTAACTTTATCAACTGTAGTGTCTCTATTACTATGATCTAATGCATTTGTTAACACTTCATCAAATACTTTTAAAAAAGCTGGACTATATTCGACCATCCGTTTTATCATTTTATCATTTTCAAAAACCCACATTTCTTCTAATGTTTTTTTTATTTCGCCAATATACATATTGGGTCTGTGTAAAACGTGTTCACGTTGACTCAACTTTTTATAAGTTTCTTCAATTGTTTTAGGTCTTGTCATAATATCTGTTAAAATACAGTAATCTTTAAATTTATTTCAATTTATTTTATTTACTGTTTTTGATAACATGTATTTTTCGTCAATAATTAATATTTTATTTTTTTACTAGTTATAAGTAATAGAGAATATAATGCCAAAACCTATTGTTAATAATAAAATAAATTATCAAAATATATATGGGTTAGTTGCAAAGCTTGATGGGTTTGTAACTCAAGGTGTCAAAGAAGGGGATTCTCCAATATTTAATAATTTAACATTGATGGGAGATAATACAATTAGGGGGAATTTATATGTAGAAGGCAATACAACAATCTTGAATACAAATGTTACGGAATTTGAAGATAACATTGTTTTACTAAATCGTTTAGAAACTGGTTCTGGAGTAACATTGAATCAGTCTGGATTGGAAATAGAACGAGGAAGTCTTGAAAATTATAGAATGGTGTATAATGAAACAAATAGTACTTTTCAAATAGGTCTTATTAGCAATTTACAATGTGTTGCAACAAGAGAAGATACTCCATTACAGAATGGAATTATGACATGGAACAATGTTACAAAAAGATTAGATTCAAAAGATACAATTTCAATAGATTTATTGTTAAATTCAACAACAAATTCCACAAGTACTTCTACAGGTGCATTATTAATTTCTGGAGGTGTAGGTATAAAAAAAGATGTATGGTTAGATGGAAAGATGTATTTGCAAGGGGTTTCTCATACAAGTAATAGCATTATTTACACAAATGCAACAACAAATAGTTTAAATTTTTCAAGTGTCGGTGATATTAATATAACTCCTTCTACAAGGCTTATTATACCATACAATAAACCAATTGTTTTAGGAGAAGATACAGAATCAATTGTTGCAGATTCTACAACAAAAGATATATCTATTACATGTTCTGGTCATATTAATTTTAATTTAGATGCTGGTAAAAAAATAAGAATTGGCAATCAAATTCCTATTACATTTGCAACTCAAAATGAACAAATTTACACAGACAATTTAAATAACATGGTAATTGGCGGTGGTGAAAATATCAATTTGATCCCGGGACCAAATAAAAAAGTAGTTATTCCCGTTGATATAGGTTTATCATTTTCAAATAATAATCAGCAAATTTCTGCTAATTTAAACAATGATTTATCTATTGTTGCTGGTAATAATTTATTTTTAACACCTGGACCAACTTTAGATGTAAGAATTCCAACAGATAATGGAATTAAATTTGGTAATAGTGGTAATCAACGTATTGTTTCTAATAGTAGAGATGAACTTAGTATTTTATCATCTTCTGATATTTATTTAACAGCTACAGATAACATTAATATACCAAACAATGTCTTGGTTACATTTGGAACAACTTCACAATATATTCGAGCAATTGGTGACAATTTGTTTATTAATGCAAGTAATAAAATTAATATGGAAAGTGATGTTTTTATTACAAGTACAACAAATTCTGAAAATGGTACAACAGGATCTATTGTTATATCAGGTGGGTTGGGTGTATCAAAAACAATATATACAGAAAGTAATATTATAGTAGATTCAGATGATTCAAGTAGTTTAGTAGTAAGAAAAAATAATGCGATTCAAAATGTATTTTTAGTTGGATCAAATGGTGATGGGCGTGTTGAAATCATTGCAGGAAATGGTGAAAATAATCCAAGTGTTGCAATTACAACAACGTCATACACTGATGCAAAAAGCTTAATCGAATTACAATCACAATATGATATTACCAAAGGATATATGATAGGTAGAGGGTATAGTACATTGAATTCTGGAAGATCTTTTACAATAAATATTCCAACATACGATGATTATTCATTTACAGGTAACTTGCCAAAATTTTCTATTACAACAGACGATTGTACAACAGAGTTATTTAGTATAGAAACAGATACTGGTAATATTATTTCAAAAGGAGCATTTCAATTAACAAATACAACTGGTGCTTTAAATGCTACAACAGCTGGATTTGTTGTATCTGGTGGTTTGGGTGTTGTTGAAAATATTATAACCGATGGTGATTATACAAGTTATACAAATTCCCAAACAGCTTTAACATTGAAAAATCTTAGTAACCGTTCTATTTTAAATGTTGATACTCAATTTGATATAATTACAGCAAGTGCAGGTCTTGTAATTAATTATACTACAGGTAATGTATTAAATATTAATGGTGGTTTTGTGGTAAATTCACAGATAAATACTATACAAAATTCAATGACGAATTTATATACAGATACTACTGATTCTACTGATTTGAACAATGCTGCTGTTGTTATTTCGGGAGGTGTTAGTATTGGGAAACGATTAAGAGTAGGTGAAACTTCATATATGAATATACTAGATATGAACAATACTAGAATAAATAATGTAAGGGATCCAGTTTCATTACAAGATGTTGCTACAAAAGCTTATGTAGATCTTGCTTCATTAAAAGGTCTTTATATAAAACAATCTGTACAAACTGCAACATTAGAACCAGGTAATTTATCTATAAATTTTAATCCAGGTACTGTGATAGATGGATATACATTACGAGCAGATGATAGAATTCTTATAAAAAATCAAGACGATCCTATTGAAAATGGTATATATATAGTAAATGTTACTGGAGCTCCAAGTAGATCACTTGATCTTGTATCTGGAGATAATGCAGCTGGCGTATTTACATTTATTAAATTCGGAGATATGCAAGCTTCTACAGGATGGGTTTGTAATTCTAGTCAAGATAATGACGTAGTTGGTACAAATGAATTAACTTTTGTTCAATTTAGTGGTTTAGGTCAAGTTATAGCTGGTTCTGGTTTATCAAAAAATTTTAATGAAATAAATGTAAATGTAGATGATATTAGTATAGAAGTTGTATATGACGAATTACGTATTAAAGATACATTTGCTGGAACAGGTTTGACAGGAGGAAGTGGTGTGTCTTTGCAGACACTTAGTGATCAATCACATGTTACTAAACTAGGTACGATTGATACAGGTGCATGGCAAGCGGAAACAGTTGAATTATTTTATGGTGGGACTGGTAGAAATTTTTTTAGTCAAGGTAATATATTATTGGGAAATGGTATAAATGCGATTAATACTGATAATAAACTATATTATGATAGTACAAATTGTAGATTAGGCTTAGGAACTAATCAACCAAGTAAAGCTTTACACGTTTCTTCTATAAACAATGTATCCGTGTTATTAGATGCCGACTCTGATGGTATTTCCAGTTTATCAAAACCCGAAATAATATTTTCATATAGAGGAGATATAAAATCTTATATTGGTTTAGCAAGAACAAGTAATGAATATGCTAGTAATATATATGCCGAGTCTTTGGTTATAAGTCATGATAAAATGGATACTACTTCAATAGTACAATTTGCTACTCAAAGGCAAAATAGAATGACGATTTTATCAAATGGAAATATTGGTATTAATACTACAAATCCTATTAGTAAATTTCAAGTAGCAGGTACATTATCAACAAGTGATATTAATTCATTTAAATCAACTGTTGATTCTACTAATGTATCTAATGGTGCCGTAGTTATTTCTGGTGGTATAGGTATTAGAAAAGGTGGTAGTATAGGTGGTAAATTGCGTGTTTATGATAATACTCCTAGTACAAGTTTAAATACAGCAGCTGTAATTGTACAAGGTGGTTTATCTATACAAGGTAATCAAAATGCGGTAAATGTTGGTAACGGTGGTGGTTTAACTGTTGCAGGTGGTGCAAGTGTAGGTGGAGATTTGTATATTGGTGGGTCTATTAATGGAAGTGGTAGTAGTTCAAGTACATATGCTTACTTGACATTGACTGCAACAGATGAATCTGTTAATTTTAGTACAGGTTCACTTGTTACTTTTGGTGGTATAACTATTCAAGGAACTACTAATGCATTCAGTGTTACAAATGGTGGTACAATTTTAACTGAAGGTGGTGCTAGTATAGGTGCTGATGTTTACATTGGTGGAAATACTAATTTATATGGATATACAAATTATTACGGAGGTGATAATATTGTTAATTTCTTTGATGAAAATGTTACAAAAAGATTTTCACTAGATAGAGACAATACAACAAGTTCATTTTCATTAACTCGTTACAGTGTATCTGGAACATTTGTAGAAAAAACATTTGATGTTGATAATAGTACGGGATCAATCTTTTTTGCAAATACAAATCCTAGTTTCTCTATAACCCAAGCAAGTTTTATTTTAAGTGGAGGTATATCTATTAACGAAACATCCGTTGCAACAAGTATAACAAGTGGTGGTGGTTTAACACTTGCTGGTGGTGCCAGTATAACGCAAAATATGATAGTAGGTGGTGATATTGTTTGTTTGTCAACTACAAATTCTACCGATACAAGTACTGGGGCTTTGGTTGTTTCTGGTGGTGTTGGTATATTAGGCAATCTTAATATGTACGGAAAAATGACAGTTGACAAGTCGTTTACATTAAATGATAAATTCGATTATAATGGAGGTGGGTTGTTTGATGTAATTGTTAACGATAGAACTAATTCAGTTTGGCATTATTTTGGAAAGGTAACTGAATTTTGCGAAATAGATTTTTACAATAAAAATTATGGGTTAAAAGTTAATGTTAAAATTGAAGGTCTTGTTTGTAAAGTATCTCATAATTATTACAGTGATAACAAAGTTGATGATAAATTAAATGTATTTGTATACGAATCCGGTAGTGATTTCTATTTATTTACAAAAACACCTGCTTTGTCTACAATTAATGTTAATGTACGTATCGGTGATAGATTTACTATTATATTTGAAGGTGACAATAATGAACCCGATGGTACAGTTAGTGGATATACTAATACGTGGATACAGTCTTGTACTACATCAAATGTGAGTAATATGGCATATGATTTTGGCGATGTTACAGTTCAGGGTTTAAATTTCAATGTTGCTGATAATTTCCCAGTTATTGGTTATAATAATTCTAATGTAACAGAATCAAGAAATTTAGGTCTAGCGTTTCAACGATATCAATCATCAAATGACACCGGAACAGGAGAATTGGTAACTGATCAATATGTATTTTACGATTCAATTCCTAACCAATCATCTGCAAATACTTTTCAAATCAAATTTAGTAATTTAGTAAGCGTTAGTGATCTTGTTGGATGGTGGATAAAGATTGGTTCTGGTAGTAATATAAGTCAAGTTAGAAAAATTGTAGCTTATAATCAGGCTCAAAAAGTAGCTACGTTAAATACAGAATGGACAACACAAAACCCCCAAAATGGTGATACTGTATATTTTTATAATGGACAATACGTATCATTTTATTTTGACGATTCAAAAAAGAGTTTTGAATTAATTTACAACACACGTAACAATGAAACTCGAGCTGTAACAAGTTATGATTATGTAAACTTGAATGCAAAGGGATTAAACCTTTCAGATACAACTTCTAGTATAAATTCAACAACTGGAAGTATTAGAACCCTTGGTGGTATTGGTATAAGTAATACGGATAATAGTTCAAGTTGTACACAAGGTGGTACATTAACAACATTGGGTGGTGCTAGTGTACGTAAAAGATTATATGTCGGTGATAATTTAGCTATTGGACAATCTGGTTTTACACCATCTAGTTCAATTCATATCAAACAAGATACAAGTTCAATTCGTTTAGAAAATATGAATGATTCAAATTCTTTTATTGATTTTGCCGAAACAGGTGCATCAGAGCGTTTTGGTATCTTATCTGATACATTAAATAACCAAATATCTATTACTGTTAGTAGATTTAATGAATCTCCTGATAATTCTAGACGAGCATTGACAGCTAATTTGGATGGATATATAGGTATCAATACAACAAGTAATATTAACAGTCCATTAACTATTCAGTCTAATAAATTTATTTCCATTGATGCTAATGATGGTTATTTAGGTTTGATGGGAGGGATATATGATAGTGATTTAGGTGGGCGTATTTTATTATACGGAAGTGAAATTAGTCAGGGCAGTGTGTCATTAATGTCTGGTACATCTGGTTCTGTTAAAATTTTTACAAATGAAGATAAAGAACGTGTTTGTATTGATCGATTTGGAACAGTTTCTATTTTAACTACTACAAGTACTCAAAATGCAAGTTCTGGTGCATTAGTTGTTTCTGGAGGTGTAGCTGTTTCGGCAACAGAAAATTCTATTAGTTCAAGTGTAGGTGGTTCCTTAACTGTAGCTGGTGGTGCCAGTATTATGAAAGATATTTTTATTGGTGGTAACTTATTTATTGCCGGAAAATTTAATGCTGGAGGATCTGCAACCACACCTGAAATTACATTTACAAATAATGTTAATTGTACATATACAGGTTATGATAATAATAGATTGTTAACTGTTTCACAAGAAGCTACACTTTCATTTGTTGTATGGGTTACACCATCTGTTGCCGGTTCAAATTGTCAAATAGAATTCGATTTACCTGAACGTCAAAATAATTTAGCAAATAGAACTGAATATACAGCTAGCTGCTCCGGATATACTGACGATGATGAAGTAATTCCTTTGTTTAATTGTATCAGTGTAGGTGTAAAAAATCAAAAAAGAGGTCTTGTTAAATTCCAAAGTGTATCAACTGGTATACATTACCTTAACGTGATTTGTAGATATACAATCGATAACATATAAATCAAAATCGTAAAAGCAAAATCGTAAAAGAAATTTAGTTTAAAATCATATAAATCATATGATTTTAATTAATTTGATCGTTACTTGTATTTTTGTAATTTAATAAATTTGTTTTCTATTTTACCAGATTTTAGTTCCAAAATATAATCTGACGATTTGTAAGTTGCATCATCAGTATTTTCTACATTATTTAAAAACATATATTCTTCAGAAATATCTGTAATATAAACTGATTTTTTAATGTCAATGTTACGTTTATCAATTAAAAAGTATTGGTTATTAATATTGTATTTAACCATAATGTAATATGACTATATACTTTATATTTATTCAATTTATTTACGTAAAAAATGATATCATTTCTGCTCGTTTATAATCACCTTTATTAATTGCTATTTGTAATAATTCAAGAACTTGACGATTTGAAAATCTTGTTTTATTATTAAAAAATTTCATTTCAAGATGGTGTCCAGATTCGATTAACTTCTTTATTTGATTAAATGAATCTTTACTTTTACTTTGTTTACGCCCACCACCAGCACCTTTATATTGATAAGAATCTATTACATCATATAAATCATCGTGGTTTAGTAAATATTTTTCATCCAATTCTAATACGTATTTGTCTTTTTCTTTATTTGAACCTTGTTTTCGTGGTATAATATTCATATGAACTGGTATTTTCACAGTGACATTTTTTTGCAAGTCTGTATTAAAATAAGTAACTGTTTTCATTTCTTCTTCGTCTTGGTCACCTTCTTGTGTTTTGTCATCTTCTTGGGTTTTAATAGTAGATAACAAATTGTGTCTAGATCCTAAATGTTTTTCTAATTTTGAGAATTGTAAAGCATCTAAATGTCTAAGACTAGATATATTTTTATCATCTTGTTCTTTTATATATTGAGTTGGTGTTTTACCATATTTTGCAATAAACTTTGCATATTTCGGTAAAGTTTCAAAAGTTAATGGTAATGGTTTTATTTTAGTCTGTTCGTAACTCATATATTATTATTTTAGAATTTAAAAATACGAAATTATTTAATATATATATGGACCAATCGCAATTAATTAGTAGTTATTATAACGACGGGTATGTATATTGTTTATTAACAAGAATGTCCGATCCTGTTAGTAAAAAACAATTGGTTAAAATTGGTAAAACAAAAATGAAAACTCAAGATACAGAAAATCAAGTTATAAAACGATTATTAACAAGATATAATACATATTATCCAGAATATGATGTTCTTCATTTTATTAGAACTGGCAATTGTCATTTGGCAGAAAAACACATTTTCAAAAATTTAAAAAAGTTGCATTATAAAAAGGAAATATACATATATGATAAAAAACAAATACAAAAGGCGTTTAATATTGCAAATAAATGTTTTCCGAATGCTCAAGAACAGTTACTCAAATTGGATGTGGATCAAATAACAACTGCAAATGAAACAATAAGAAATTTAGAAACACAAATAGAACAATAAATAATAAAATTAATTAATATAAATTTTATTATGCTGTATAAATCTTGAACAATAAATCTTGAACAATAAATCTTGAACAATAAATCTTGAACAATAAATCTTGAACAATAAATCTTGAACAATAAATGTATAAATCTTAAACAATAGCTGTATAAAATTTAACACTATTAGACAATCCAGTTTTGCATTTACAATTAACATTACAATTATATAAACCACTTTTTCTAGCAATTTCATCACATAAACTACAATCTAATGTAATTTCTTTTAATGCAGAAACATATCCTGATCGACATTCGTCTCCTGTGATAGCAAAACCTCCTGGTATACTCCAAGTAGCACCTGTATTAATCATTTTTTTATAAGCTCTTATATAAACACGATCCCATTCTGCAGAATTATTTCTAAAAGATCTCATAGCATTTCCTATCTTATTATTGTAATCCGTTTGTGGTAATTTATTTTGACAAGCTAAACCCAACCAAGCATCGTTGATAGTATACATCCATTGTCTTGCTACAGTACCTAAAGAAAACCAAGAAACGTGTTCTTCTTCTACATCTAAATCTATAACTGCTGCATCTGGAGTTTTTGTACCAAATAAGGCTACAACTTCTGTATCAAAAATATCTAAACCACGTTGACGTAATTCTGGACTTGTAAATTTGCATAATTCTTGTTTTTTAAGGAATTCAAGTGATTTTAATGGTAGAGTACTTCGTACTGGTGGGTCATTTATTCGAATTTTTGGTGAACAAACATCTCGGTAATACATATTTGACCATTTGTAGATTCGTAAATCTGTACAAGGTTCCTTAGTTGGATCACATTGTGTACCATTTGTTCTTTCACATCCCTTTGTATCAAGTAAAGAATGTGATCCCATTAATGCAGTCATTTCTTCAGTTGTTAAATTACGTGATTCGGCAAAATTTGCAAACCCACTTGTATTTAAATTTGCAGGTGCTAATGTATTTGCAGGATTTGGTACAATTTTGTCAAAACGTCCAACTAAAAATGGCTGCACAGGATCGTTTGAAATAATAGTAGGACCACCTTGGTATTCAGTTGCTACAGCTCCACATACAGCAATAATATCAGCAACTGAACTATTGTACCGTTTGGCAAGTGCTAAAGCATTTTTTGATAGTAAAAAAGTAAAACTATCATAATTATTTTCAGGTCGTTTGATTTCGTCTGCTGTTAAAACTAAAGATCCATCTGCTCCTCCAAATCCTTCTGATACAGAAAGAGAGTCATGAGCAGATGCTCTTACATAAAAATTACATAAACGTTTGTCATATCGACAAGTAGCACGACAACCTGATATAACGCCCTTCCAATCTACTATTGTTGGATCGTAATTTGTAGTTTTTGGTTTCCAAGCTGGTAATTTAACTTGAATTGTCACATTACTATGAACTTTTACAACAGTATCTTGAATAACTTGTGATAAAACATTATTGATAAATAAAAATAAAGAAATCATTTTTATTGATTATAATAGTTTGTTTTTAAATCAATTTTATATTATATACACGATTATTATTAGATAAGTTGAGTACGTGTATAAAATTTAAATGCAATGTAAATTTTTTGTATTATAACTTTCACCAATTTTTTTAATTACTTTATCTTTGTCTAAATTAAATTTTTTTATTAAATAGTTAAAAACTTTAATATTGTTTTTATCTTTACCAAATGATGTAACACATAATTTCTGTAAATCCCGAAATGATATTATACACCCTTTTTCTACAAGATATTTAATAATATCATAATTACTTGAAGGGATTGCAGAACTTAAAAAATCCTTTTTAACTTCAAGTTTTTTAACTTCAACTAAATATTTTAAAGCTGGTAGGGTAAGTTTAGAAATATTTAGATTTAAGTAATTATACGATAAAATATCATAACCATTTTCAATTAAAAATATTAAAACATCTCGTGTAAATGGAAAATCATATGATCGTTTATTTGATATATAACGTGGACTTTTTATAAAATTTCCTTTTATAAGCTTATTATTAATAAAAAATTCTAAAATTTCTTGGTAATTAACATTTTTTACATGTCTATAAAATTGGGGAGGTGACGATTCTTCAATAGGTATATTTAATATAATTTTAGAAAACAAATGTAGATTATTTTGACATATCGAATATATCTTTTTATCTGTCTTACAAGTTTTAATAAGCTCGTCTATTTCCATTTTTTGTAATATTTCTATAATTAATTCAGTTGGAAGCTTATTTAACATTTAATATAATATAATAAAAAAATCATTTTGAAATAGTTTGTTTATTTTATTATTCAATTTAGTCTTATCAAAAATTGATTTAAAGTTAATTTGTTAGTTAATAACAAATGTTCAAAAAGATATTTACCAGTATTAACACCAAGCTTTGTGTAAGATACGAAGTTGGTGAAGTAGATTATGGTTATGGTAATTCGTGTGATGAAATTATTTTAGAAACATTCTATGATGAAAAAGATGCTATCAAGTATATTGTAGAATTATATATAAATGAC